AGTCTAGCTCATAGCTTGGTCTCTAACCATAGCATAATGGGCTCAGGCTCCTCAATAGGAGACTGGTTAGACGGATTCAAAGACACACCAGTGTTCTTTGAGTATATCCGTTATTTCAAAACTGGAGACCCCGAGATCCTTAATTACTTGTACACGTTCCTCTGCTTCGGTAAGAAGCTTATGGTTACGGACAGTAGTTTCGAAAAGGTCGCCTTACGCGACTGGCTCGGTGTTGAAGAAAAACTGGGTGGTCTCGCTCTCCATGATCAGGACCTAAAGTCCATGAAATATATCATGAGTGAGCTGCTTCCTACTTTTTCCTGGCGTGACCTTAGGCCTAAGTTTGGCCCTGGTTCCGTTCAAGAGAGGGGAGTAAGGGGTAGAATCGATAAGCTCAGAAGCCTTCGATTCGATCCTCTGATAGATCGCTTTCTCCTTCGTGGTCATATAGGAATGTATGGCTATGGTGGGGATCAAGGTATCATGACTTCAAAGATCATCCCTGATCCAGAGGCATGGACCCCTACTAGAGGTGTTAGCTCGAGAAGCGCGCGATTGAAGTTTGTTCCGAAGAACCTTAAAGTGGCAAGATCCATTTGTATGGAGCCCAACACTCTGATGTATTTTCAACAGGCTGTTATGACGCGCTTCCTCGAGCTACTAGATGGTTCTCCGTATCGATTCTTCATCGATATTAAGAATCAGCAGCGAAATCGAGATTTGTGTAACTTCGGTTCTTATACCGGAGAAATTGACACTCTTGATCTGTCAGCTGCTAGCGATAGTGTTTCTATTGAGTTAGTTAAGGCCGTGTTTCCACGGTCATGGCTGATTCCAATGCTCGCTACTCGCTCCAGTCGGGCTATCTTACCTAACGGACATGAAGTCCAACTAAGGAAGTTTGCTCCGATGGGATCTGCTTTGTGCTTTCCGACGCAATGTATTATCTTCGCGTCGGTCTGTATCTACGCAGCATGTCTAGATACCTACGAAAAGTCACTTCCGTGTGATCGCAGTTTCGACGATTGGATGCGGCACGGTGGCCTCCGCATCACGCTTCAAAAATTTGAGCGTGATCCCGGATACTATCCGAGCACATACCAGCCGTTTGCGATCTACGGCGACGACATCTGTCTAGACGGACGTCTGACAGATCTAGTCAAGCTCACCCTTGCTCGCTTGGGCTTTACCGTTAACGAAGAAAAATCTTTCGTTGGTGGTCAAGCGTTCCGCGAATCTTGCGGGATGTATAGCTTGAACGGGCACGATATTACTCCCCTTTACTTTCGGGTAGAGGGGGTGGCGCCCTCACTAAGGGCGTCGCATGTCGCTTCTCAAGTCCATCTCATTAATGAGTGTTACCGGCGTCGGTTCGTTCACACGTACCGATTCCTTCACCACTCGCTGATGACGTGGGAATGTGGTAGACGTTTTCGAAATAAGACGTCTGCCAAGAATTCCATTCCCTACGTATCTGACCCCGAAGTCTTTGGAATCTTATGTGGCGCCCCTTCGAATAAACATCTCGAAGGGCGAACCAATACAGACTACCAGCGACAAGAGTTCAGAGTTTGGACTATCACGTATGACTATAAGGTAATGGCAGGTGACTCCTTGTCACTTGTTGATTCCTACGAGTATATGCGATGGTGGGCTTCTCGTTCCGACTCAAAATCTGCAGAGCTCAACCACTCTGTGAGTCGCGACGATACCGGCGGTGCCGGTCTGAAGTGGAGATGGATACCACTTCAGTAACCACCTTAGTGTGAGGAGTGCGGAGCTTCTGTTCCGTATAAAAAC